CCCGCGCGATCAAAGTCAGCCGTGCTTGCCATCCCACGAATCATAACAGAACCATCGTCCTGCTCATGAGTCTTGAAAGTAGACGTCAGATTAAAGATTTTATTCATCATCTTTATCCTCTTTTACTGCTGGTTTAACAGCAGGCTTGACCGCAGCCTTAGGTGCAGGCGTAGGTGCTTTTGGTGGAGTAGGTTTTGGTTCCGATTTTTTTACTAAATCTGGGTAGTTCTTTTTTAGTGCATGAAGTACGTATTTCCATGCTTTAAAACTCCTTTTTACTGAAGGGGCTGATAGGGCTTCTTTAGGCCCTACTATACTTGCGTAAGCTTTGTACTCAATATTAAGAGGCAATCCAAACTCGCTAAAATGTTTGTATGCGATATCTAACACTGTTTTCTTTACTCTGACTGCCATTTAATTTTCTCCTTCTTCAGTCTCGGGAGGTCTTCCTCCCTCCTCTGGATTTACTGCACTACCCGCAATATTTGCAGGAACTCTTATGTCTTCAGTACCTTCTATAGCTTCAAAGCCTAAACGTTCTCTTGCTTCAGCCGGTGTAATAATGCCTCCATTTACTAAAGAAGTATAGTACGCGGAAGAGTCTCGTAATTCTGGTTGCAGTGCGGGAATATTTGTAATATCTTCTGATAACGCAAAGCCAAAATGTCTTTCTAACCCAAAATTCATTTTACGAACAATTGGAAGAATAGTTTCTAGATAGTACATACGCATATTCGGACGAATATTTGCATTATTTCCCGAATCTAACAGAATGGGAGGTACTCCCAGTGCTTTTAATATAATTTTTTCATTTTCAGCAATAGCTGTCTGAAAATCTAGTTCTTTAAAATTTACATTAGAAACAGAATCTAACTCAATGCCTCCGTCTAATATAAGAGGCCTTCTTCCGCCCGCATCTGGTCTATACCTAGCAGTCCACGATTGTATCATTCTTTCTTTTATTTTTTCTGAAAGTGTATTCGGAGATTTTAATACTAGTCCTGGAACTGCTCCATTCTTAAAGAAGTTATCTTGAAAATCTCTCATACTTCTCATAAGTACCATTGTACGTAATGCAGGCTTTAAACGTGATACCCCTCTATAAATAGAATAAAAAGAATTATCTTTTATATGAATAATTTCGCTAGGCTTGTAGCTAATTACTTCATTAAAAGTAAATTTTTCAATATAAGTGCTATCACTTGCATGTATGTTTATTTTGTTTGCCGGTAAATGGTAAAGATGTACCCCATCAAAATAAATAAATATGTTTCCGTCTATTAAAAAATCTGTTATTAAGTTACGACGAAAGGTACTTATATCCTGAAAAGGGTTAGGTTCTTTATTGAGGAGTAGTTCGACCCTAGAACGTTTAATGCCTTTTACTACACTCTGCATACCTTGGATCTGTCCGCCTACTGTGGTGGAGATTTCTGCTGCGTCATCAACTATCATATTTACGCCGCGATTAACGATTTCTAAGTCTTCGTAGGCTCTTTCGTAGTTTATTGTTCTTTCTCGAGAAGGGTCTATTTTATTATCATAGTAAGGCTGCGAGGGGTTTAGTTTCTCTTCAACTCCTTCAGGTTTTTTACCAAAAATATTGTTATACCAAGCCATGTTTTTCTCTTTGAATCTCTACCCAACGCATTTGTTTTTTTGCGGTTATTAAAGGAGGGTTTCTACCATAAAGTCTATGCAATTCTAAATGATGAAAGTGGCATAAAGTAACAGTGTCGTTATAAAGTTCCGCCCATTTATCTTCTATAAATTCGTCTCTCCAAATTACAATATACTCGTTTGTATAGTGTTCGGGTCGCTCTTTGTTTTTTTCCTTTAACCAGTCCTTTAATAAAAGGGCAAGCGTATAAAAATGGTGGAAGTCCAGCTGTTCTGTCTCTTCACAGATTTCGCAAGAACTTCCTTTTTTATACTTTGATTTGGCTCTATCCCTTATATATTTTATAGGGTCTCTTTTGAGCTTTTTCATATTTGAAAGTATATCCAATTTGAGGTGTTATGTCAAATACTATTTTTGACTTGGTATCATTAAAACCCGCTGTTGCTTGTTTCGAATGAATATAATGCATACCTTAAGGCATCTGCCATGTGTGATGCTCGATTATGCTTAGGCTTTTCTCTGGCTAGATTAGGATTAGCATCCCATTGGTATTGGTCTAAGGCCGTAATACTTTCAGAACATCTTTGATCAATAAAAAGGCTATCATTATCTACTATACTTGCTACATGTGCTATTCCGTCAAGAACGGATTTTTTGGCATTAATAGTACTAAGGTCATAGTTTTGTGCAAAATCAAATCTAGTCTGTTGAGCTGCGGAATCAATATAAATATAATCAATATCCCACTTACTTACTAATCTTTGTATTTCGTTAGCATGGTATTCTGTTGTTTTTTCGGCATCTAAATATTCATCTAGTAAGTAGTATTTTTTGTCGTCCCAATCGTACGCAATGACGCAGAACGCAGTAGGATCTCTATAACCAACATCCAGCCCAGCAAAAACATCCATTTTGTGAGTCTCCAGGCCGTCTCCATTAAAGACGCACTTCTCGTGGTCGAAGTTCCAAACTTGTCCTTCGTATATATTAAAGTCTGCTTCATATTCTTGCCTGAATTCAGCTTCTGACATAGATTTTCTAGCTTCCATAATATCATGTTCAGATATTCTGGGATTATCTTTATACGTTGCTTTAATTGAAATCCATTCGGAAAACTCATCTGAAAAACCTCTATCAAAAAACTCAGAAAACCAGTTATTACGGCCACGCGGAGTAGATATAAAAATTGCTTTAGAATTTTCCTTATCCAACGTAGGACGTAAGGCTACGTTAAATGCGTCCTTACCATCCGCAAGAGCCGCCTCATCAAAAATAATTAAGTCGTAAGACCTACCTACACAGGAGTCTACTTGATTAACGGAACCCATCCTTATAGTAGAACCGTTTGAAAGTTCTATTACTTTATCTTTAGCGTTATCTTTAGTGACCTCTAGATCAAAGTGTTTAATTAAACCCCTCTGTAAATCAAAAGATATCTGCGAAAGTGCATAGTTCGGAGACATAATTAATATGTTAGAGCCGGGGACAAGAGATACTAATTGACCAATAATATTGGCTATATAAGTTTTACCCTGTCTTCTAGAGAGTGCTGCACATACAAAACGATATTTTGGATTATTAATTGCGTTTAAGATAGCTACTTGAGAAGGTAGAGGTTCTATACCGAGTAATTCCATATAAGGATTTACCTGTAATTTTAGATACCTTTCTTCTGCTACATACTCAAATAAGTAGTTTGATATTATATCTTTTCGGCTAATTTCAACTGCCATTTTAATTTTGTCCTATTATTTTCAAAACTTACTTTTTACTTCCTACTGCATCTGCGGCAAAAAAAGCTGACACTAATACTGCGATTGAAGCAAAATAAGTTGGAGCTATATTTGCAATTAAACCCGCTGCTGTGTCTAAGCCGAAAAGAGAGGTTAGAAAAATACCAAAAGGGTATAACAGAAGACCAACTAAAGAAAACCATGCCATCTTACGAATAGCATCTCGTTGAGCGTCCTTATCTTCTAATTCTTTACGTTTAAATTCTAAGTACATTTCTTTTTCAGAGTTGGATACTTCGCCGTCTCCGTTTGTGTCTGCGGGATGATACCCTGTTTTTTCGTCTATCATTTACTTTGTCTCCTTCGCCTGTAGCAGTCTACTTGCTGTTCCAAAGCTCGAACAAAACTTTGACTTTCTCTTTTAATACATCAATCTCAGAATGCATTTTTGCTAAAACAATAACCAGAGTAATAAAACCAATAAATATAGGCCAAGTCGCACTTGCAAACTCTATAATACTCATCGTACTACCACTTCACTTTGTCCGCCCAGTATGCGGCACTCATCTTCCCTTTAGCGATGTTTTTGGCATGTCGTGCTTTAAAAGACGCTCTCTTTTTTCGCATTGCTGCAGACTCACCGGCCTTCGGCTTCCCTGCCGTTTTAGCTCCTTGCTGACCGAAACGAATTGTTTTTATCTTGCTACCAACTTTAGCTACTACGATATGGGACTTTTTAGCGTGGCCAGGAGTACGTTTAGGCTTATTAAACCCCGCAACGCCTGCTCGCTTTAGTCTTGAATCTTTCTTCTTTGCTTTCCGTTTTACTGCCATAGTTTATCGCCTCATTCTAGCCTTACGTTTTTTCTTTACGAAGGTCTTAACCATAGTAGGTTTGCCACCGGGATTGCCTGCTTTTCTTTTTCTACTTATTGCAGACTTTTTCTGAGCTGCAGTCATACGAGCTGCTTTTGCTTTTGGTACACATTTGGGGTATTTTCCTTTCTTTGCTTTGCTTCTCCCGCACTTGGCGTAACCACCTCCTTTCTTAGGACGAGAGATATCTACCCATTCTTCTTTAAACCACTTAGTCAGTCCTCCTTTCGGTTTTGCCATTTTAGTCTCCCGGACTAACGTTTAGACGGTCACTTCTTTTTCTTTTTTCCGTTTTTACGTTTCTTGGCTGGACGCCCTCTTTTCTTTCCGTAGGTACCTTTTCCTGCTGGCATTACTTGCTCCCCATGCGGTATTTACCGCCCTTGGCTTTGTAAGTTTTTACAAGCCACCCATTTGCATAGGCTGAAGGATAAACTGCAAACTTCCGTTTTGCTTGAGCCTTTACTGTTGCATATAGTTTTTTATTCGTTGGAACTGGTTTCTTCTTCCTTACTGGTTTCTTCCTCTTCTTTACTGCCATCTACTTTTGCTCGCCAGTCTACTTTATCAGACTCTTGAAGCTCTGAGAGCTTTTCGGTTCCATTTTCATAGGTTTCCGCCTCTTCTTTAGTTGCGAAAGCTTTTTTACCTACCCCTGGTAAGTATCCTACCCACCGCCCTTTTGATTGAAACATACGTAACTCCTTAAATTAAGTTCTAGGGGCTGCAAGCCCTTTATTTATATTTTTAACTCAACGTTTATTATAAAGAACATTATTTTAAATGTCAAGAAGTTTTTTTGGTTAGGTTATTCTGATAATGGATTGTCTAGGGCTCTTTGTAGCTTTTTCTCAAGTCTTTCTTCTAACTCTTTTATCTCTCTGCTAGTATCTGAACTAAGTGCATCTCTTTTATTTTCAAAGCGTTCGCTTGCGCTATCTATCATTTCTCTTACTTTTTCCTCGGACGCTCGTACTTTATCTTCGGCCCTATCTGCTTGTTTTTCGATACGAAGTATATCGTCACGTAATCCTGATTTGATATCTCGAGTATATTCAATAGCTTCGTCTAGTTTTGTTTCCATTACATCGTTTCGTGCTGCAATAGCATCTACATCTATGTTCTGTACTACTTCTCTCATATCTGTATAGTCTTTATAGAATTCGAAAGCTGCCCAGGAGGCACCGCCAAGAGTAGAGAGTGCAGTAAACACTACGGCTGCTTTGCCGCCTTTAAAGGTCATACCTGCAATCTCAAACTCTGCCATTATTCGTCCTTTGAATCAGTAAATTGCAGATTTTTTAAATTTGCAATCTCCTCTTTTAATTTAGTTACCTCCATCCTTTTCTTTTCTAGTTCTAGTTGATAGAGTGTATTACAATTAATTCTTTCTTGAGGGGCTCCTATAGGTATATTAATACGAGCATAAACCCCTATATCATTACTTCTTATGGGATTGGCTTTATTTTCAACAACATAAGGGCTATCATACCCGTTGTCAATAAAGCCGACTACACCTACTTCCACGTTTGTGGAAGACCCTATTGCATTTTGACAGTCTAAAGTACCTGAACGTATTCGATCAGATGCATAAGTTTGAGGAGAGCTAGGTAGATTCAAGTTAAGAGAACTTGAATCTCCTTGCACCCAAAAACTTACAAACAGCAATATTATGAGTATAAAAACCTTCACTAAGCCTCACTTTAGTTTTGAACATATTCTGGAAGCTACTATAGACGGATCCTTTACGCTTTTTAGTATCTTGGATTTAGAACAAATATACAGAGCTGAGCTTACATCCGTTTCTTTTATATAAATGTTCACGTATTTTCTTTCTTGGTAGCTTAGGGGAACTACTTTATTTTCACTAGCAAAACGTACTGGATTCCAGTTTTTATCAAACACATCTAACCCGTAGTATTTGATATCGTTTCTATTATTAAAAAGTACCATTTCTGTTTTATAAACTCCTTCTATATGTGACAGGGATAGCTGTGGATAAGTTGGAGTAAATTGGTGAGCACTTACTTGAACACTAACCATTAAAAAACAAAATAGAAACAACTTTTTCATTACTGGGCAATACACTCTGCAGTAATTAGGGCAGTGTAGTCACCTGCGGGAAATGCTTTTCCATAACCATATTCTGCAACAGAAGATACATCAAACCATACAGTTCCTGCAATAGTTAGATCAAATTCTGTAGTGTGTCCATTGTTATAAACTACTTTGTTTGTTTCGAATGCAGACATCTCTGCGACCGACTGGTCACCGACACTAGTAGAGCTAGTCCATTCCACAACATCATCTAAAGACGGAGAGGAAGAAAAACTATTTGGAGTAGTAACTACTGCCTTATAAGCATCTGCCGTAATAATGTCATAACGAATGATTGGAACAACTCCACCATCTGATGCAGTAGTACTTAGCTTATCAGCTGTAGGGTTTCCGTAGACTCCATCAGTATCTGTAATAATTACACACTTAGATTCTACAACTCCGTTAATGGGTATGTTTGCTACTGCGGTGTTTGCACAGGCAACTGCAGGGATTAAAAATAAAAGTTTTTTCATAAAACTAGGTTCCTAGTGCAAAATAGCACTTCTTGATAGCTATCTATCGTATTGAGTATTTATCATGTCTTCATGTTTTTGTTGTTGGGCGAACTCAAGTCTTTTACTTTTTATATTTTTAGGCAAAAAGGCGTCTAGTAGCATAGGCATATCACGATACGTACCTCCGTTCAAGGAGTTGGTATAAGACGATGGTATATAGTTCATAGCAAACAGAGCTGCTTCTTGTGCCGCAGCTTGAGTATCCATTGCAGATGAATTAACTCCTCCCAGCATTTTTTCTAAATTTATTGTTGCTTTTTTAATACGCATCTTGCGCTCGTATTCTTCCTCTTCCTCTAGCTTTGCTTTCTTTTCCATTTCTGCTAGAATGAGTTCATCCTGCAAAGGGTCGTTGAATTCTACCTGTGGTAGCATATTGGGGTCAAAAGGCATTACGTAATTGGGGCAGCTCGGATCGGCTTGAGGGTCAAAACAGGGATCGTACTTATAAGTGTATACTACAGAAGGATTAATGACACTTCCTATACCTTCTACCTCTATAGAGCCATCTCCCCAGAGCTCTAACGGGATTTCTCCTACAGGTATAATTTTATATATTTTGTTTCCTTTTAAACCTGACCAATCGTCAGTTTCCCTAAAAGTATAGCCAGAGCTTAAAGGATTTTTATTTTGCACATGAACTACCATATCGTCTTCTAAGACTTTTACTGCTTCGTAGCGATATATAACATTTCCCACAGTAAGACCCGCTTGCTGTGGAAGAATATTTTGCATTACCCAATTATAAGCCTCCGTCCTACCTTGTCCGTAAATAATCTCAGAGCAAGAGTAAGATGAGTAAAAGACTAGCAATACCGCCAAGAGCCCAGCCTGTTTTTTTCGTAGTCTCATTCATTTTTCCTTTGTCTTTATCATCTATGGGTTGAACTTCTGTATGGGTTTCCCAACCTGCTTTTGCGGCTGGCCCTATTAATCCATCATAGGGGCATGGAGTACCTGCCATCATCATGGCATCGAATACTCGTTTATCTTGACACATTACTGAAACTGCTGCTACTTTCATTCCCATATCATAGAGAGTTTTGGCATTCTTCAGCTTTTCACAGTTCATGTCTCTCATGGTAGTACCCATTGAGATACCAAGTATCTGTGTTTGTACTGCTCCTGCTACTCCTACTGTGCAAAGATCTGAATTAGAAATATTCATTGTTGGAGTAATTGCTGAAGGAGGAGGAGACTTTAACGTTGTAGTAGTTGTACTATTAATGTCACTCGTTGTTGTCGAATCTGTTACTATTACATCCTCTTCAGCTAATGCTGCCGACGAGCATAGCAGCAATATTAGTAATCTTTTCATTGTTTTACCTAAATTGGTTACATTGCCATTACAAGAGTAACTACCAACCCTGCTAAGAAGCAGATAATTGCTCCTCCCATTGTGAGTTGTCGAGACTCCATTTGATCTAACTTTTTATCTATATCATCTAATCTATTGAAAGTTGTTACCCACCTTTCTTCGTAAGCACGAAGCTCGGCCTTTAAGTTATTTATATCATCATCAGACATCATTTTATCAACTTTTCCATGAGCTTACCGTAGTTACCCTGGCCGAAGGGTAGCCCCTCATTAATTTGTACATTTGTTTGACTTCTTACATTCGTACCTTGAGCTTTTTCAAGTTCTGTCTGAGCTTTTATTTCGTCCATTCTCATTTTATGGGCCATTTGTAGTAAGTCGGCAAGATCTTTACTAGAATAGACACCAGTTTCTTTTGCTTCTTCTAGTTTGTTTTCAATCATTTCGTCGAGTACATTAGCAATATTATTCTTATTGCGATAACCCATGTCTAAATAAACAGTATCAATGTATTTCTTGACCTCTCGTTTATTTAGGATTTCGACTACTTTGTTTTCTCGAACGCCTAGTTGCTCTACAACTCCGTGAATATTCCCGAACTGCAAATAAGAATTTGCTACTTCGAGTCCTTCCGGAGAGATTGTGGTTATTTCTTTACCCATATTCGCTATTATACTTGGGGAGGGTTATAATGTCAAGAACTTTTTTTGAGTACGTATACGAAAAAAGCCAGTGAGCGTGAGCTACCGGCTTCTTAATTACGAGTATAGAACAAAGTTACATAAGTATTGGGGCTAAAGGGATTGCTAATAGCGCGATCATTACAAATGGGAACCATATGTCCAAATGAGACATTATTTTTTTCATCATACGAATAACGGACCTCCTGTGTGTCCAAGTTCTTGAAATCTTCTTTGATTTCGGACATAGTATATGATATTTTAAGGAAATTGTCAAGAACTTTTTTTCGTAGGTATCATGAAAAGGTGTGTATATTAATCTCCGAAGGTGTACCGGATTTCAGTCTCTAATCCGGTCTTTTTAAAATCATTAGTTGACTCAACTTTGCCTTTAATAGTGAAGTTGTCTTTTTTAAACTTATATCCAATTTCGGCAGAGTCTTTTCCTATTTCACCATAAACTTTTTTAGCCTTATATCCGACTCGAACATAATTATCTTTGCTTTCTTGAATTCGTAAGTCGTACTTATTCTTGTACTCGATGTACGGGGCGGCGTGGGCGGTTGATGTGCAGACAAACATAATTATAAAAAATTTTTTTAACATGGCTTTCCTCCAAGGACTTTGTGAAAGTGTTTCACGAGGAGTATTATATCATAGTTTTATTAAGATTTGATTAAGATTTTATTAATTTTTTGTTAACACCTTTTTCAAATTTACTTAAGT